ATCACCGACTTGATAATTTATTCCTTTATTATTAATTACAACATCTGTAATTCCACCAGAACCAACTTCATCAATATTAAATATAGCACCTATACCACCTGCAATAACTTTAATTGTATCAGTAGTTTCATTTAATGCACCATCATTTGTAAGTGATTTTGTTCCTGGAATACCAGTTATAGTTGCTTTAATATACCAATCATCTGTATCAGAAGCAGAACCTTGTAGTTGTTCTCCGATTTGAAATGTGCCTTGAATAGAATCACTATTTAAAATAAATTCTGTAACTGTATCTGCACCAATTTGATATTGAGCAACATTTTCTACAATTGCATAAGCATTACTATCTGCACCTGTAATTGTTCTTCCAACTAATTGTGCTGTATCGCCAATATCAGCAATCGCTCTTAAAACTTTTAATGTATCATACTTACCATCTGATATTCTTAATATTTGTTCTCTTGGATAAAAAGTTTGTGATTCTTCATTGAATAATATTCTAAAAAATATTTCGTGTCCTCTATTCGTTCCTTTTGAACGATAAAGTGATTTAACATTTTTTATAAGACTTCTTTTATCAACATTGTTTGCTAATGTATCTGGTAATGTTGCAAGAAACTCATCTCTAAAATTTGATAAGAAATTACTTATTACACCGTCTGGGTCTCTAAAGTTAACTAGGTCGGCAATATTATTTACTGGATTAGGTTTATAATTATTTATTGTTGCATATGCATTTGAACTTGACCCTACAACTATTTCACCTATTATAAATTTATCTTGAGCAGATATGAATAAACGTCCAGTATCTAAATCTTCTGTTAGTACAACAGCAGTTGCATTAGAAGTTTGTCCTGTAACTGTTTCACCTCTTGTAAATTTTCCATATTCAGTACCAGAAAAAGTTTCAAAAATAACTTTATCACCTGCGTCAAGTAATGTTCTTGCACTACCTAAAGAACTTGCATTTAAAACTAAATTATTTGCTTGTGCTGTTTCTGTTTCTAATAAGATACCTTCTGTAGATTTAACAGAAGTTACTGATAACTCAGCGGACTCTAGTAATTGGTAATAGACTTTAAGAAATTCAGCAAACTTTGGATGTTCAGTAACTATAAATTCAGGTAGTTGTCCCGAAAGTATTGTTGAAATTTTATCATTAAACTTTGCCATTTGTCATTAGTAACTGGAAGTAGTTGTGTATCCTACACCTGCCTCAGCACTTCCTCCTACAAAACTATCGGCTGTAACTGTTATACTTGAATTTGCAACATCAATTTCTATAATTTGGTCTCTAACTGGAACAACATCATTAGAACTTGGTGTTACTTTTAATTCAACTACTGTTGAAGCTGTGCCTCTAATATTTGATATACTAGCAATGTTTAATGAATTGATTGTTATTTCACCTGTGCCATAATCAATAGTACCTTGCGTTGAATTTAAATAAGATTTTACTCCACTTGAATAATAAAATAAACGAACATTACCTGCGCCATCATCATCAAAAAAACATTCGTTAGCATTACCATCTATTTTAAATCCTGATGAACTTAATATTCCACCTGAACTTGCCATATGTCCAGAGTGTGGATTATATAATGCATTTCTAAAATAGATACTATATTTTGAAGATGTTAAAAGTATCGGTTGAAAAGATTTTCTTATTTTAACAGTTGTGATGTTTGATAAAATACTATCATCTGTACTATCAATCAAACCTGTAACTTTTGAAAATCTGAATACTGAATCAAACTTTTGTAAAGTAGAAGCATTATAAGTTATTAACTTATCAATAACATCTGCCTTTATAGTATCAGAAGTTTTTGCTGTTGCCTTTGCGTCATACTTAACATTTGAAGTAATTAATACAGAAGTTGTTTCTGGATCTTTTATAATAGGTCTTACTGAAGCAACATTGTATGGTTTTAATTGAGTTACTATATCTGCTTTTGATGTATCTGATAATACTGTTCCTGATTTTGCTTTAATAGAAATATTCACAACACCATAAGTTGGAGTTTCATCATCTTCTCCACCCCACGCACTAACTGATAATGCATTTGGATAAATTGATTTAACTATTGTTTCATAATCAGTTGCTGTAACTGCTCTATCTTGAGCACCATATTGTAAAGGTGCATTAAATTTTATTGAGTCATTTGTTTCTGCAATTGCACCACCTGAAGAATTTGATTCAGTAGTTATAGTTACGTTTGTATAACCACCAACATTACCTGATAATGTAAATTTTGAAGCACCATTTGAATTTACTGTATTAGTTGTAATGTATTCTAATATTATAACATTACCATCTTCTAATTTTTTACCTGTTACACCATCACCAAAATAAATTTCATACTTATTGCCTGTGCCTTCTTGTATAAAATATGCTTTTGTATCACTTGATACATTATTATATCCACCTGCTAAAGTATAAACTGCTTGTGTTGAATCTGTATTACTATTTTGAACTGTAACTTTTAAAGTTGAAGTATCTGCAAAAGGACTAGGTATAATAAATTTCTGGTCAGTATCAGTTGAGTCATATGTATATTTAAATGTAACCAATGTTCCTTCATAAAGAGGTACATTTTCAAATTTATAAACTCCATTTACTGGTGTAATTGTTATATCTTCATTAGTCACATATTCATAACCAACTGCTTCAACTGTAGTTGTGAACATTGTTCCCTTCTGCATTGTAATAGACGAACCAGTTGCGTTATTAACAAGTACATCAATAGTAGCTCTTGGTGCTCTAGGAGATGTAGGAGTATATCCTAACATCTTTGCTAATGAAACAATATTTTTTCTAATATCAGCACTATCCAAATACATTTCATTAGTTGACATATTGGCAATGTATGACAAGTAGTGAGTGTTGTAAGATAATACATCTAATAGAATAGATAAACCAGCACCTTCAAAATCGTAATCTTGAAATTGTGTTTGACTTTGTAAAAATGATTTTAAATTTGATTTGATTAAATCAAAATCTAATTCTGATACTTCTAGTTTGTGTTGCGCCATCTTATCTTAACCTTTGTAAAATTATTGAAACTGATTGTGGATTAGGTACCCCTATAATATTAAAATGTATTTCTACATCTAATCTATTATCATCTACATTTCCTGCTGGAGATGCCATCAAATCTCCTGATACTGAACCTTCTTCAAAAGAATCTCCATTTATTATAATACCAGTTAATTGTATTCTAGGTTCGTGATTAACTAAACACTCTTCTATTTTTCTTTTTAAAAATACATTCATTACTGGAGTGTAATTTTCAAAAAGTAATCCTCTTACTCCACATCCTAATTCAGGATGGAAAGGTCTTTCATAAAAATTTGTTTGTACTAAATTTCTAACTGCTCTTTTTATAGCTATTACATCTTCAACCACATTTACATCATTAGTAATTGGATTTCTACCAAAGTCTAAATCTATGTCTTTAAACTTCCTAGATTGCCTAGTACTAGTACTTTTGACGTGTGCTGTATAATCGTTTAAAAATGCTTGATTGGCCATAACTGTATATATTTATACAGTTTAACCCGCTCTTACTGTAGGAGAACCCTTAATCATTTGTCCTGCGTCTGTACTGTCACCTTTTCTTGCAACAGGCAAACCAACAACTCTAACTGTAGAACTTCCTACATTAACCATCATTACGTGTGGTGGACATAAAGGTGTTGGTGGGGCAGCGTGTGATACTGTTTTATCAGTTTTTCTTGCTATTAAAATACCATTTGCTCTTACAGTAGATTGTGTAGGAGTAGTTAGTGTTGTTGTACTAGCACAAGGGTGTCCAGTTGACAACATATCTCCCTTTCTACTGATTTCGGGCACTATACCAAAATCCAAATAACAACTACGCCTACTACTACCCAATTAGGTACTGAACTTTTAGTAAACCAGTCTTTTATTGCTTTTACGTTTATTGGTTCTATCATTTTAACTCTACCTTTCCTCCAGCGGACACTATGTCTGCTAAAATTTTATCTGCTTCTGCTTTTTCTTGGTCTTCTGCGATTATAGAAGGAAATTCTTCTACAAAATTCTTTGCTTCAAGTAATCCCATATCTTTAAAAGCTCTAATTGCTTTAATAACGCCTATTTTCTTACCTGCGTCAAATCCTGTTAAGACTACTTTGAATAAAGACTCTTCTTTTTCTTCTACTACTGCCGCTGGTGTATTTGTTAAGGCGTTTAAATCTAAACCCCAAGTTTTCTCTAGTTTTTTTGCTAACTCACCTGCTTCAATAACTGTTAACTTACCTAATTGTTCTACTAACGTATCAATATTTGACATTTTATCTTCCAATCTTATCTCTTCTACCAATAGGTAGTTTTTGCCACTTGGTCATCTCTTGACCTTTCTTACTTATCCACTCCATATAGATTAATGGCGTTTTTACTTTATTTTGAAAAGATTTAACTGCCTTTTTCCAACTTGTAGCAGTTACTTCTTCGTTTATTTCTTTGTTATCTGTAAACTTAAACTTTTTTTCTTTTGACATTCTGTTTTTTCCTTTTCACTTTACATTTTTTATCATCACATCTACAATATTTACAGATTTCTATGTTTCTAGCTTCCATCATTTCAAATTTGGGTGCTCCACAATGGGATTCCCTACCACAATTATTGCAATACGTCATAATATATTATTTATACTAAAAATCACATAGGTAAAGTGCCTCCCGATTCGGGAATTTGTCTATGTCATAGGAAAATCTGCAATTATGAACGTTTCCACAAGAAACTAGAACAAAAAGCGAACAAAATATTAGTAAAACCTTGATTTTTCTCATTTTTTTTAAATTTTTCCCTTGACTTTCCTAAATTTTTAGTGTATATTTAACGTATAAGTTGAAAAGGAGAACATTATGAAAAAAATACTTGAATATTTAACAATTATTTTATCAATAGGAGGAACTTTCTGTCTAATCGGCGCTGTCGGCGCAATTGACGGCGGTTATAACGGAATTCCTATGAACGATAATTGGTTTTTATGTGGTACTTTGTCATTGTTAGGAATTGCTATGTTTATTTTAGCATTATACTCGCAAACGTTGTATTCTGAACAAGACTAATTACTAGATTTTAATAAATAGCCTATCTCTATTCCTAGCTCATCTGCTTTATCAATAGTTTTAGATGATTTTGAATAGAATCTATCTTTACCATCTGGTGAAAATAGTTCTGCTTCAAGATTAATCGTATTACCATCAATATTTGCAAATACACCTACCGCTGTATCACAATCTCCTTCTATAATCTTAAGCACGTTCCTTTCTGCCTTAACACAATTATGTGTTGCTGTATGATTAACACTTTTTAATAACTCAATTATCTCTTTATCATCATTTCTACATTGTAAAGCAATAACTCCTTGACCAGCACAAGGTATCATTT